TCCTTGTGCGCTCCATAAGGAAATCAATCCTCGGTGTGCCATAGCCACGATCAATAAGATCTGAAGCCTCTACCTCATAACCTTCATCCTCTAGTACTGTAGCTATATGACCCTGACCGCAACACGGTTCATAGATACCGCCAACAAACTCTTCTACATTAAGCAATGCCGAAGTCGATTCTGACGGTGTTGCGTAGAAGTCATCCTTCTCCCTGGTGTCGCTATGACCTACAATCTGTTGGGCATTACCCATACTTAGATTTCCCCTTTTTTCTAGGACTTGTATTTTTATTCTTCAGCTTGTTTGCAATCCTATAGGACTGCATTTTGTCTCGTTTGATTGGCTTTAACGCAAATTCCTCTGCTATTGATTTTCTTTTATTATCCATCCTGATCCATCACATTCGTCACAGTTTTCTTGATATGTTTTGAGGTAACCACCTTCTGCATAATCTATTACGGGCCTCTCAATCATTACTTCACCAGTTCCCTGGCAATCCTTACAGTCCTCAAGATCCTCATCATCCACCCATCGATCTACGATGAAAATCTTCAACCGTGCCGTACTCTGTACGCAGTGATGAACATTAGGATATCGAACCAATCGCCAGTGATGCCAAAGTCCTTGCAGATATCTTCCTCTGTACTGCCTTGGTCTTGCAAAACTTTTACTGTCTTGATGGCATCCAGGTGATATTTTAAATACTGATAATCGATCATACGACATTCTCCCTTACTTTTATTTTTACTAATTTCTTCAGTTCGTTCTCGATCTGCTCGGCTTGATGGCAAACAAAGATATAACAGTCAGCCTCTTGCAGGGCGGTGCCTATCTCTCTCTGGTTTTTACTGATGCGGCCCTTGGTTACGGGGTTCTTTAATTCGAAAAATATCGGTGCAAATAACTCAGGACTTAGCCAATGCCTCCTGGGTATGAATAACTCCAGGTCAGGCCAACCAAAGTTGGTGCCTAGGGTCTTCAGCTTACGCATAAAGTTCATCTTCCTCATGCCTTCGTTTGGAGAGTGATGAACCACAGATCCCTTTGGCAAAGTGATTCGGAGCCAATCCACTGTCCACTTATGAAATTGCTCTTCATTCATGCATTTTATAGAAGTCATTTGGCTGCACCGCACCGTCCGTCATATTGACGATGTTTCGCATAAATTCTTGATTTGGAATCGTATAGTATTGATGTTTTGGATCAAGGCACCACCGCCTGACCACTCCAGCATGAGAGGCTCCTAGCTTCAATGCCAGTTGTACATAGGATAATTTCTTAACCGTTCTCCAATCGTTTAACTTCAAACTTACCTCATTTTAGTCAGGATTAAACTTGATCTTATATTGATTCCAAATTGATCCTATAAAGAATAACATCTTGATTATTTCAGTCAATATTAATTTATTTGACAGTTAATTTTACTTGGCATACGATCAAGGATTGGAAGCACTAGAAAAGGAGAATATATCAATGCTTAAAAATGATAACTTGAGGTTTCAAAGGAAGTTGAAATGCTCATACCGCACAAAGGTTGGTGGGAAGATGATGGCCCTAAACGGCTGGGGTGCCTACCACACAGACAATTTAAAGTATCGGAAACGGTTCAAGACCTTGTCAGTATATAAAGCAATCAAAGGTATCCTTCCGAAAAAAGGATGGATCAATGTTTCTAATAATGTAACCACGGCTCCACCCATCGGAGGTGCAGCATGGTTAAGAACATAAGAATAGGAACTCTCCAGGAACAATTACCGTTCTGGAAGGGTCAGAAAAGAAGACTTTGTTCTTTGACTAATTTAGCCAACCATTGTAAATGTGGGAGGCAGAATCAATGAACGTAATACATTTAAACAACAAGTCGAATAAGCTAATGGGAATAGGAAATAACTTAAAAAAAATAGTGAGGGAGAAGGGTATAGTGGGCAAAAAACTTGCCGATGAAATGGGCCTTGCGGCAGAAACCGTGAGCCGTCACATGAACCCTAAAACCCAGATCTCTATGAAATATGCTCATGAGTATGCTGAAGTGTTGAACGTAGATCCAGAGGATATATATCGTACTCAGCAGCCTCTGGAACTGATTGGATCGTTGCAAGAGGATATGCATATAGATTTGTATTCCAAGAGAGAACGGTTTGAGTTGGTTGGGCCTATTAACTATCCAGCGCATTACCAGGGAATACGGATCTTCAATTACTTTGCACCGCACGAAGAAAGTGTGCTTATCTTTGATGGAGAATCAAAGGCTATTAAGCGCATGGGCAGTCTAAGTATTTTGCGTTACCGAATGAAGAGCGGTAAAGAGAATACGGTATTAGGCTTTCCATTCGAGCAGGGTTGGGGAGAATATAATATTCGTGTTTCTCAGGCTATGTTTCAGCGAGTTCAATGGGAAGGCAAAAGAAAGAAGTTAAATGAAATGTGGATCAAGAATATTGAATTGCTTTGGGCCTCACCAGTATTAACCTCTGTATATCTGCCATCTGACATGGATTGTGAGATCATAGAACAATAAATGCGCTGCATCAGAAGCGGTTTTTGTTGCAAGCAGGCTCCTTGTGGATTTGGGGAGTCTGTTAGCCTGGATAACCCTGCCTGCAAATTTCTAGGTGGGGGTAGTCCTGGCGAACATTACTGTAAGAAGTATGATGAGATCATCTCAGGTATGCCCGAAAATGGGGCGCATATAAGCCCTGCTTTTGGGGAAGGGTGTTGCTCTACATTAAATCCAGATAGGCTACTGCTGCTCAAAAAAAAGGGCGGTAGAACCGCCCCTTCATCTATGTCTTAACGATCAGTATCTATTTACATCCGTAGTAGGCTCATACTCTAGGGGGCCATCTTCATCAAGTGACTTAAGACGGTTCTTTTTCTCATAATATTTTGGATATCTAATTCTGTCTGTAAAGTTCATAAATGTTTTGTCTCCCATAAATTTGTCCTCTTCAAGGCTATCAAATATTTTTTTCATGCGCGTTACTACATCTGCCCATTCATCATCTGTCATGTTTTTAAAGTCATCGTGATCTTGAAATTTCGGGCCATCCTTGGTCTGCGTGTTTTTAATAAACTTTACTATTTTATCCAAACTATCTTGTCTCATTATATGCTCCTTTGTTACTTCCATCTTAATATTTATAAAAAAAGGGCGGTGAAAACCGCCCCTTCATCTTGCCTCATTATAGCAATCCGTCCTTTTCATCTTGAATTATTCGCTCTTCCATACCATCTTGAATCCAAGCTAATGATCCGTAAGGAATACTACAATCCCATAAATCACCATTTAAATAACCGCGATCTGAAATTTTATCACAAAACTCTTTTGCAATAGCATAATCAGCAAAACTCGCATCGTGATGTGTATAACAACGACCTTCTCTATCATAAACAATAGCAACAAAACGATCATTATAATTCGTTGTTACGTTCACACGATCTACTTCGATTTTAAAAGGTTCCATTTTTTTCTCCTATAAAATTGCTTCCATTGATGAATATAATCATTAAATTGATTAATTCAAGTCAAGGTATTGATTATTTTAGTCAATAAGTTTTTAATAGGGAATCGGAATCAAAAGGAATCAGAATGGGATTTGACCTGGATACAAAATCTAAAGGGTTTGCTGACTTTACGCATCACTCTAACCCAAATAGACCTGACGGTGTAATCCTTTTTGATAAGCTAGTTATGAGGCCTGAGAGGAACAGAGCATGGGAGTTAATAAAGGCTGGTGATAGTGAGCGAGGCTTCGATATTCTGAGAGATCACGGGTACTATAAAGATCACCTGGGCAATAAAATCTACAACGATGCCCCCGTAATGCTCTTTGGTAGGGCAGTTCAGTATTACTGTGACCTGGTTCTCCTAGAGGATCAGAACCCGAATGAAGCCTATAGAGAGGCCATTAACATGATCCAGGGTTATCAGTCACCGCATTGGAGAAACGCAGCTGACGAGAAAGATCGCATCGATGATGTGGTTAATGGGGTCTATTATGATGACCAGGGCCGCAAGCCTACCAAGAAGGATGAGAAGGCGAAAGTAACCAAAACTTTGTTTCAGCTAGTGGCAGATAATGCGTTGGCTGGAATGCAAGAGGCCATGACGGGTGCCAACCAAATTACTGGTGAAGAAAAACTAGAAGGAAAGCTGGAAGGGTGCAGGCTCCCTTATATTGGATTTGGAGATTATAATGCTGGAACAGTCGAATTAAAAACCAAATGGGGTGAAAATATTTTCGACACAGAAGGTAACCCGAAAAGATTACAGAAAAATTATCGGAAACAAATTGCTGGGTACTGGCATCTCACGGGAAATATGCCC